TGAGCGGCTCGATGATGAAATCACCTATCTGCGACAGGTTAATATTTCCGACACGGTGTCAGGTTCTGAGAGCGACTATCCGTTCACAAAGCGGACATTTAAGATCAAGGGCAGTGACCGACCGACAGCGGAGCGGATAGGTGAGCTGAGAGATCACCGTTCGGAGCTCAGGCGTAAGCGCCTCGAAATCGAGGTGTTTATCAATTCGATCTCCGATATCCGCACGCGTCAGGTGTTCGAGCTCAGGTTCTATGACGGGCTATCGTGGGGAGCCGTGGCTCGGAGGCTTGGCGGTCACAACAGCGGCGACAATGCGAGGAAGATCGTCGCGAATTATTTGTTGAAAAAATACACGCATACATAAAAGTCCTAAATTTAGCCCACAACGAAATAAAAGTGTTAGGTATAACCGTATATTACTTGCTTTTAAAAATCGCACACAGGGCGAATTTGGAAAGTATGCGGTATAATTGATTGGAGGATTAAAAGATGGATGATAAAAAGGGTTTAAAAGAGCTCGTAGGCAGTTGGCTATTGCTTCAGGCGAGAACATTTAAAGCAAGAAGCTTATATGACGAATTGACAGAGGTTCTCCCCGAGCACGAGGAAGTGATCAGGGCGTGTAATAATCTGGCTTTGGTTGACGTGGTACACCTTGCCGATGTTCGACCGATCGCCGAGCTGTTAGAGCTCGAATTGGCAGAGAACAAAAGAGATGATCCTGACTACGACATCGAGTATAGCTTTATCTACGATGGCGTCAAGTTCATAAGTATTCATAAGTCAGAGGATGGCGATTAATTGACTTAGTTCAGTTATTTTGATAAAAAATTACAATAAACTACCTGAAAGCATTTATACTCAATTCAAGCCTAACCCGGCTATTGTCTACGGATTGATTGATAGTTTATCCACAAAAAAAGGGTATTGTTTTATGAGTAACGCAGAGCTTGCAAAATCTTTTAATGTTACTGAGAGCACAATCAAGCGTATTATCAGAGAGCTGAAGAGCAAGCAGCTTATTATAATTGAGGGTATAAATCCGCGCAAGATTTTTATTAACAGGGTCAAAAATGAACCTCTCACAGGGTCAAAAACGACCCCCTACAGGGTCAAAAATGACCCTCTCACAGGGTCAAAAATGACCCCATATAATAATAAAGATAATAATAATTATAATAATAATTATACGGGGGCAAAAATGCCCCCTGTTAAAGGAAAGGATTATTTATGAAATATCAAATTGATGACGTAGCGGAAAAATCATTATGCGGTAACAAAAAAGTTTTCCGTTTTTTCCGTTTTTTCTGTGTTATAATACAAAATAGATATATAGCGAATAACGGTAAAAGGTTTTCTTGCTTTGTTTCACTCTAATACTTCTTTCTGGGCAATCCCGCTCTATGCTTTAGGTATAGGGCGGGTTTGTCATTATATTTTTTTGTAAAAGAGGTGGTTTTGATATGTTGAATACCAAACAAAAAAAGTGCATAGAGTTGATGATCGCGGGCGGTATGACGCAAATTGAAATCGCCAAAGAATTACAAGTCAGCGATCAGAGCGTCAGCAATTGGAAAAAAATACCCGAATTTGCCGCCGCTCGCGAAGAGGCGGAGCGTGACGCTTTCCATAAGCTCGTGCCGAAAGCGCGTCAAAAGATCGCCGAATTGCTCAACGCCAAAAACGAACAGGTGCAGCTCGCCGCCGCACGCGACATCCTCGACCGCGCGGGATATAAAGCCGAAAGCAAAGTGCAGCTTGAAGGCAATTTGACTACGGAAACAACAAAGCTCGACGGCGTGCTCGAGCAAATGCAGAAATGAACAGCGACCTGATCTTATCGGAAAAGTACAAGGCTTTTTTGAGGTGTCCCGCCTCGGTTGAATTTTTGGAGGGCACAACAATGGCGGGCAAAACGACCGTCGGTATTCTCAAATTTGTTTTAAAATGTGCAGAAAGCCCGAAGCGGTTGCACATCATAGCCGCAAAGGACATCGGAACCGCCGAAAAAAACTTGATTAATAAAGACTTCGGGATCCTCGACGACTTCGGTGTACTGACAGAATACAACGGTAACGGAACGAAGGACGAAAAAATTCCTCATGTGTTGCTCCATACATCGCGCGGGGACAGAATAATCTACGTTATGGGCTACGGTGACCGTAAGAAATGGCAGAAAGCGCTCGGCGGACAGTACGGCTGTTTATACATAGACGAGATTAACACCGCCGACATAGAGTTTGTCCGTGAAGCGTCAATGCGCTGTGACTACTTTATGGCAACGCTCAACCCCGACGACCCCGGGCTCCCCGTTTACAAAGAATATATCAACTGCGCCCGACCTCTTCCTGAATGGGCAGACGACACACCCGCCGAGATATTGTCGGAGCTATGTGAAGAGCATAAAGAGGGCTGGGTTCACTGGTTTTTTTCTTTTGAACACAACGCGGGCTTGAAGCCCGAAGAGCTCCAGCGAGTTTTACAGAATACCCCGAAAGGGACGAAGATATACAAAAACAAGGTGCAAGGACTGCGCGGGCGAGCTACGGGACTTGTATTTTTCAACTTTGAACGCAAAACGCACGTCAAGTCGGTTGAATGGGCTCAACAATTTATCAATCCCGCCGACCGCAAAGCCGAGAGGTTTATTCAATTCACCTCGGGGATGGACACGGCGTACAGTTCGAAGTCTCCCGACGTTATTGCTATGACGTTTTTGGGAATCACGAACAAAGGAAAACTCATTTTGTTATCGGAACGCGGCTACAACAACGCAAACCTCGCGGAGCCGATCGCGCCGTCGGATAACATCAAAAATTATGTTGATTTTCTGGCACGAAACCGCGAAACGTGGGGATTGTCCCGTAACGGCTTTATAGATAGCGCGGATCAGGCGACTATAACAGAGGCACACAAGTACAAGCGGAGAACGGGCAGCATATACAATCTGCAAGCCGCTTGGAAAAAAATGCCAATTATTGACAGAATAGAACTACAGCTCGGGTGGATCGCTACCGAGCACTTTTTCGTTTTGGATTGTTGCCCCGAAACGATAGCGGAGCTCGAGCGTTATTCGTGGCTTGAGGATAAAGACAACACGCCCGAGGACAGAAACGACCACTTTATCAACAGCACACAATACGGCTGGCTCCCGTACAAGGGCAGAATCGGAGAGGTGAACACGAATGGCAATATTAGAGCGAGTGCGCAAGAGACTGCGTGACTTCCTCGAGATTGACACCGAAAAGAATAAAACAATTCACATAAAACAGGCACTTGACTTTTTTGCTAATGCTTCAAAAAATCTGATCTGGTACCGCGGGGAGAGCCGAGAACTGTCGGAGCTTTACGAGAATATCGAAGCCCCGTCGGAGATGTTTTGGAAAGCAGTGTCGAGCCGAGGGCTCGAGATCAGAAAGATACACACGGGCATACCGAAGCTCGTCGTCAAAACGCTTGTGAACATTCTCCTGCACGATTATAACGGTGCGGACGTCGCAGAGCCCGCGCTTTATGATGTCTGGGTAGAGATTGCCAAAGAAAACAAGTTTGACAGCGACGTTTTGAAAAAAGCTTTTAAAAGCACGATGATCGTCGGAGACGGCGCTTTCAAAATAAGCTATGACGGCAAGATCAGCGCCGACAATCCTATCGTTGAATTTATCAGCGGCGAAAACGTGGAGTTTAAGATTGAGCGCGGACGTATTGTCGAGACAATATTCCCGACGAAATACGAGCACGGCAACCGTAAATATATCTTCCGCGAGCGCTACGGCTACGGGTATATCCGATATGAGTTGACAACCGCGGACGACAAGCCCGTCCCTCTCGATTCTATCCCGCAAACGGAGTGGATCACCTCGGAGGGCGTGGAGTTTGTGGGTGACGTTATGCTCGCGGTTCCCGTTATCCTCGGCGCTTCGGAGATGTACGAAGGGCGCGGCGAAAGCCTTTATCAGGGCAAGACGGACGCCTTTGACTCGCTCGACGAAGCCTGGTCTCAGTGGATGGACGCACTCAGGGCGGGACGCTCAAAGACCTACATCCCCGACAACTTACTCCCGCGTGACCCGGACACGGGCGCTATCTTAAAGCCTAACTCGTTTGACGATCGCTTTATCGCGACAGCTCAGAACGTGTCCGAGAACGGCAAGGACGAAATCTCGATCATCCAGCCGAATATTCCTCACGAATCCTACCTATCGACATACATCACGGCGCTTGACCTTGCACTTCAGGGGCTTATTTCCCCCTCGACTCTTGGTATCGACGTTAAAAAGCTTGACAACGCCGAGGCACAGAGAGAAAAAGAAAAAACAACGCTTTACACCCGGGGAACGCTTGTCGACCTCTTTTCGGCGGTTATTCCCGAGGTTATCAAGGCGGCGGTCGTCGCACATCAGAATATACACGAATCAGCTATCCAGTTGCCGACCGCTACTGTTAACTTTGGCGAATACGCGAACCCGTCCTTTGAGAGTCAAATCGAGACGATCTCAAAGGGACGCGCGGGCTCCGCTGTTATGTCAATTGA